CCGAGTAACATCGGAGCCGCCATCGACCGGCTCGAAGAACAAGCTACGAGAAAAGACGCACAGTACGACGAAGTGGGCAACAACAAACTTCGCACGGACCTGATGTATCTGAAATCGATGCTGGCGAACAAGGACTTCTCAGGTCTCAAAGAGTTCAACGAGAAGCTGGACAAAAATTACGCATGGAACCCCCAGGATTACATCGCACTCGACAAGCAGGCGATGAAGGGCTGGAACTTCATTACCAACGATTCGTCCGGACACTCCGTGTTCGTGCGCTCCGACATTTTGGCCCATCCTGAATTCGCACAGTACTTGAAGGATAGGCTCGGGCTTGAACCATCGGACATCGCAAAGCATCCGATTGGCAAAGCTCTGCTCGGAGCCGGAACCCGGTTGAAGCAGACGTTGCTGTCGTTGTCGCCGTTCCATACCGTGCAGATCGCCCTTCGTGGTTTGATGACGGGTATAAATCCGTTCACTCTTAACGGCCCGGATATCCTCGACGGAGCGAGGGTAGACCCGTCTGATCCTTTTTCAGAAACAAAGATCAGGGCAATGGTTCGCCAAGGTTTTACTACCGGCACAGACTACAAAGCCCTCCAAGAGCACTCAGAGGGCTTGTCGTCCGGAGACGGAGGATTGCTTCGTAAGATTCCAGGAGTCGGCCCCATAATTGCCAACTCTCTGAATTACTATAACGACTTCCTTTTCAAAAGATTTATTCCAGCCGTCAAGGCCACAGCAGCCGAGCACCTGTTTGATGAGTATCGAAACTCCCACCCCGACTGGTCTATAGATCGGATAGCGAAAGCTGCGGCACTACACTCCAACGAAAATTTTGGTGGAATCAATTGGAAAGCAATGGGAAGATCGGCCACAACCCAGGACTGGGGGCGGTTGATGCTCCTGGCTCCGGACTGGATGGAGGGAGAACTTAGAGCCGGGGCTCGTCTATTCAACAAGGATGAAGGGGGTATCGGTCGCAGACAGATGGCTATAATGACGATGTCCCTGTGGGGGATTGCCCGCGTATTAAATTTGATGAATACGGGTAATGCTCACTACGAAGCTCCTTTTGGTTTGGCGACTCGTAACCGCGAAGGCAAGGAAATTGTCTACGGAATTCGTACTTTGCCAGGAGATTTGCTGCACGCCGCGACTATGCCTGTTGACTTCATCAAAGGTCGCCTATCTCCAACTATTCACACCGGAGAAGAACTACTTTCCGGACGCGATAACTATGGGAGAAAGCTAGCCCCTACCGATTTGTGGGCCGATGCTCTACGCAGCCTTTCACCGATACCGATGCAGTCAATAGGACAAGCTATTACTAGCACTGGTCCGCAAGTAGGCAACGTTGGGCAAGTCGTGAAAGCTCTCGGAGGAACAGCACAAACTTATGCAAGCCCCGCAGAGAAGTTAGCTAGCGAACTGGCGGCGAACCACACGGAGTCGGGTCCGATTGATCCGGCTCAGATGGCTCGTCATCGTACCATGATGGAATTCGAAGATAAGGTACGGTCGGGAGAAATGTCCCTGCCAGATATCTACAAAATGTATGCTGCGGGTCAACTCCACACAGATGATCTGAAGAAACTTACGGAGAACATCAAAAAGACGAGGGACCTCACCGCGCCTTTGGCCTCTTTGTACACCCGCGCTTCAAGGTTGCCTGGGCCGGAATATCTCCAACTCTACGATCAGATGAACCCGAGCGAAAGAACGGCCTTGCTGCCCCTCACGCTACAGGTTCGTAAGAAGTATATTGCACAGGCTATGAAAAATCTCAGACCGGAAGAACGGCTGAAGGACCCAACCTTCATGCGTTTTCTAAACATGGTGACAGATCAGTCTCCTTTCTAATTGGGATTTCGTGTCGATTGGGCCAGCACCCGTTACATGAGTATCTGTGCCCATCTGGGGCGCTTTTGCAAATCGGAAAGTCATCTAAGTGCTTTACTATTCCGCATCTGTTGCAGGCGCGTTCCACCCTATTCTTGGTGGCTTCTATACGGGCCGCAGTCGCGCGGGCCTGAGGGGCATAGATTTCTCTGGCTTTTTGGAGGCAGCATTCCTTGCATCGACTCATTCGTCCGTTAGAGACGGCGTTGTTTATGTGGTATTCCTCTAGGGGTTTTATCCTGTGACACCCACAACATTCCTGCTCGGGCGTGCTGGGTTTTCGACAGGAGTCTCCGATTTTCTTTCTGGAACTTTCTGAGAGGATGCGACCGGCCCCACCGCCAGAGGTCAGATTGTATCCGAATTCGGGGTTGTTCGACTTCAGCAGGGCTATCCAAAATCTTTCGGCCACGTTAGCTTCGTCTTGCGTTTTCCCCCCGTTTCCTAGATAGCAAATTGTGAAATATTGTTCTCCGTAGAAGCGCATGGATTTGTACAGATAGGTCTCTACGCCTTTTCGAGCAGCTTTTCGATGATCGCTTAAACGGTTTGAAAGCCCCTGCATAGTCTGACCCACGTAATACTTCTCTGCGATTTGATTAGCCATGAGATAAATTTGATACATTTGAAATGTCTCCATAAGGCGGCCTATTTAAACAGAAATTTTTGATATCCCTCTACTAGCTAATAGACGCCTTTTCCCCTGTTTCGGGTGTACTCTTAACGGTTAATTAACGGTAAAAAGTTAAGCCCCAGGTCCTCTCGGATGCTGGGGCTTTTCTGTGTCCATTTTTCGGACAGCTACTTCGCTGGTTTCCTTTCATCCGTTACCGGCTCACGACCGGGCCGGACGCAGACAATGGTCACGACGCGGGGTTCCCCGTCGTTGTACGCGCTCGCTACCGAACAACGCCACTCGTTGTTTGGATCGTCTAGGGTAGCGACGTAATGTCCGTCTTTGGTGATCTTGTCGGTGAAGGTTGCATACCGAGGCATAATCGAGATGGTTCCAGTTACAAAATAACCAGGATCGGTTATAGTAGATAGCGTGGGTTTAACCGGCGGCGCTGTCTTCGGAACCCCACCGGCCTCTGTCGGCACTCTCTCCCATTTCCCAAGATGACATTTGGCTGTCTGTCCGGAAACGCTGTCAAATACGATGGAGGCTTCGGTTGCCTCATTGCAAATCGCCTTAATTGGGTTTGATGGGTTCTGCCCCCAAACGGGGATAGCCAAGGCTAGTGTTAGAATCAGGGCTGCGTATTTCATTTCGAGTCTCCTTCGATTTCGAGTTGAAGTATGGCGAGAGCCCGCCATGCACATTTCGCCGAGTGACGAACGCCGTCCGAGTCCAATGTCCCTCTTTCTAGGAAGTGTCTAAGTAGAGCATCCGCGTTGTCCGTGCTCTTGCTACGGTCCCAGTGAAGAGAGTCTCCAGGCATAAATTGGTTGTTTCCCGCTATGCTGGCTTTTGAAATCTCCAGCAGAGCGTCTGGGAAATAATCGGCGACCCCCGTCGCTACGGGCAGCTTCTTCCTCTCCGCAGCATCAGTCGGAAGTATCGGCATTTTGAATCCCCTCCGCGTCTAAGAAGTCTCCCAGGGAGGCGTAGTGAACTACCTCGGGAAAATATTGGAACACGTTTTCTGGTCCGCTGATGACGATCAGACGTTTGCCTTTACCCATAGCATACCCGAATTCCACCATGCGGGTTCCACGGGGAAACCCTACGTTCGGGTCTTCTGCGAAGAACACAAGGGTGTCCGCTGCGTCAATATCATTTCGGTCCCGATACGCCTCCAATAGATTTTCGTTCGGGGTTAAATCGTTGAGGCTGGAATCAAGCGGGGCGGTGTCGAGGAATATCCACCGGCTGGTCACGTCGATGTTATTGGCGTGGAGGATTCCGGCGACCGTTCGCATCTCGTTTCGTCTCGGGTATTGCGCGGCTAAGTAAACTCTCATCCCCCATACTCCAATCTCACCACAGTCCCCTTGCTGGTGATTGCGTATTTGTCGGCGGGCAACTCATACTGCCTAGGCTTGCGGTCCGGATCGCGCCTTCCCGTAGGCGGCTTCTTCTCTTCAAGATTGCGCATCGGCTCGTATTTGCCCCCAAGATCGGCGAGCCAGCCTCTCCAGATTTCGAAGAGGCCCGCATCGGGTTGTCCGGAAAATGGACGGGTTAGTTCTTTGTTCATGCAAACCTCTTCTCATAAAACTTACGGTCGTAGAACGGGCACCACTGAACCTCGAACCCGCTCACGGCCCCGGACTGTTCTTGCCTGATACGGACAATGGAATACCCCACGTGCGCCTGCAACCGCTTCTTCCTCATGAACAGACTCTGGTCAGTTGTGCATCCGCCTTGGAGTGTGTGGACTTCCCGGGGGTACCCGTAGTTGAATTTGTGGTAGTGTCCGACGAGTTCGATCTGCGGTTTCTCTCCGCCCTGATAACTCTCGACGCGCTTCTGATCGGTATAGCTAATCGCGTAGGCCGATCCGCCGCCTGGGTGAACGACGCGCATAACAGACGACCCGTGTCCGAACGACAGCTTGACATCTGCCTCGCCATATCCCAGATACTTCAGGTCATAGCGCCCAGCGTCCTCGGCGCGGTTCTGAAGGTAGCGCCCGACTTCGATTCCTTCTCGCTGCTGGTACCACCCCTCATGATCGTCGCCCGCGATGTAGTGAGTTTCGATTCCGGGACGTTGCGGGAAGTTGTCGATGAAATAATCCAATTGGTTGTCCAGCCCGGGGGCTACAATCAGTTCGGTTTTGTTGAACCTCGCCTCTCCGTCAATCCAGTTTCCGGCGTTGTAGACAATGTTAATGCCCTCGCGTTCGAAGTGGTCATAAGCTGCTTTGAGAACATCGAGTCGGGAATGCCTGTTGCACAGATGGTTGTCCGTAGCGAACCCGAACACGTGCGTCCAGTCGCCCGGCTCTCCTTTGACTTCGCTCTTTCCCGGCTCCAACAGCACGCTATCCCCGAGATCGTGCTTGCCATCGACTGTAGTCAGAAGAAGGACGCCTTTGGATTTCATGTCTTTTATGGCTTCCTTCACCAGCTTAACGGGGGAATCTAAAGCCTTGGCCAATTGCTCACTTGAATGCGGACCTTTCTTCAGCAGCTTTCGGATTTCCTCGTGACGGACCGGTTCTGCGACCGTCGCCGATTTCGGAGATGGTTGTTCCCTCAGAATTTCATTTACGGTCTTCTGATGATACCCCACCAACTCGGCGATCTGCCGCCCGGACTTCTCCGGGTGTAGTTCCTTGATGCGTCGGATAGCTTGCTTGTCCGCTTCAGGTACTGGCGTTGTTTTAGGCATCTTGTCCTTCCCACGGGTTTTCTCCCGTGACTGCTATAAATCCTGTTTTGAGTTCGAATATCACTTCTGGCAGAATAGTCTTCAGTTGCCGAACGTGGAAACTGTCAGACATTGGCAAGGTCAGGGCGGCGGCAAGATTTTCGACACGGTCAATCGCTTGCCCCAATGCTTCTTGTGCTTCGTCCATTATTCGGACTCCTTTGTTTCCTCGGAAACTACCGTTCCGGGAACAGTCCATTCCCCTACATGAGCGATAGTTGGTTCTTCCGGCCTCAACTGACTCAACACCCACTCGGCTAGTATGTGGGCACCATCGGTCATACCGTTATTGTACACAATTGCATCTTCGACGTGTACCTTCTGGGTGAAGGGTTTAGTCAGGTGTTCCTTCAGAGATTCTATTGCGGAATCGGGTAGTCTCATTTCCCCTCCGGATCGTGAACAGAACATCTCGGCTGCACGGACGACTTGTCCGCTGCTCCGAATACGTCCTTGGAAGTCAGCACCCACACGGTAGCGGGTTGCTGGCACACCGTGCATTTGCGGGGCGTGCTGTACTGTGAAATTGGTCGGCTCATTCGGTTTCCTCCTCTTCGATGTCTGCTCGTTCTTCTACGAACAACATAGCCCCGTTCATAATTGCCAGAACCAGGCCGATCCAAGACTTCTCGAACCACGCGGCTACCAGCGCGGACCCAGCTACGAATGCGAGAGCGTCCCTAATAAAATGTCTTTTTAGACGAATGCTGTGTTTCACTAGAAGTAGACCCCCTCAAGAATTTGGGTAACAGAAACAATTGGTGGAAGGTATGGAACATAGCCGGTACACCGAGAGTTTTCCCATCGGGCGAGGGCGTCCGGGATACTGACTCCAGACACCAGGATAGAGGGGGCGGTTTCCGGAATGCAAGAGGGTATAGGGCCCGTCTCGTCGAATTTTATTTCGTAGATGTTTCCGAATATCATGGTTTTACTCCTTGGTGTTTCTCGATATAGTCTGCGGCCTTTCTCAACATTGCCGGATCGTTGAACCCTACGAGGAAGCTATTGCACCTGAAGCACAACAGGGACCGTATTGAAGCCCGTTTGAGGAAGCCCTTAACATCTCGGATCGCGTCATTGCGTTTCGCTGAGAAACGGATGTAAGTTTTTCCTTGATAAGTCGCCTCGGCTATCCAATTTCCGGCAGGCGTCTTCTCGGTCCCGATCTTTACTTTCGTCCATTTGTGGTCGTGGTCCACGTGCAGTCTCCGGGTGCCGGGTGGGTTTCCGCACAATTTACAAACTCCGCCCTGCATCTTCAACTCGCTCTCGTACCAATCGAGCCCCACCCCGTAGGTCTTTTTCAGGCGTTGATCCGCTGCTCTGTCGAGGTGGGCTTGGGTCTTAGGTTTACTCATAGACTCCCCTTAGAACAGGCCCACTGTGCGGGCGCTGGGGTACTCCAAACCTTCGTGGATATCTGCCCGCACTGAGGGCACCGAACCTGATCGTCCATTTTCCGGACAAGAAGCTCGAATTTCAGGTCACAGCGTGGACACAAGTATGAGAAGATGGGCACCCCTACCTCCAAAACGTCATCTGCCCTATCGAGCAGGTTTGGGTGAATGATTTGAGTATGCCCTCACGAAGATGGGACTTGGGCACAAACCACAACGCCCCTCCCGTCTTGTCAGGAACTAACCCTCCGAGTATCGCGTCCATTTTGGCCAGCAGTTGCTGAAATTGCGGGTCGCGTTCGTCCGGGTACCCCCAGAACTTTTCCCCGTATTCGTCCATCCAACTGGTGGCAATCTCGTAGACCTCTTTTCCACTAGCCTCGGCCTGGTTCTTGAAGACCATGAGCACCCCGAGCATAACCGGGTGGAGTTCGGCCTTGGCCGGTCGCCAGCAGGCTAGAGCGATTATCGATTTGGTGAAGTCGGTGGCGGTCATACCGGCACTCCTTCTAGTCCATTTTCCGGACCGCTGTATCCGTCGGGTTGCGGGATCGGATCACTCTCCGATCTCGAAATTACCGTACACGGTTCAGTTGGTCTGCGCCGCAACCAAGGAGGGGTTACTTCCTCTTGCTTCGCAGCTACCGGAAGTTCGATCACCTGTTTCTGCTTCGCCTCGTACCCGGGAGGTAAGAAGGATTCTGCCGCGTGTAGCTGGCAGCAGTAGGTTTTCAAGACCCCGTTCTGATTGAACATGACTAGGTACTTGCCCTCTTCGGGAAGCAGAGATTCGTCTTTCTGAACCGCTTCCTGACACCACGAAACCGCAAGGGGCCCACCTGTGGGGCCTTTGCACCCGGAGTAATCGCAAGTGAAGGTCAGCGTTGTTTGTAAGCCCATTTCTCCTCCAACAACTACAGTATACCACAATTACCGGTTTGTGTCCACTTCGAAGTACTTTCTTAGGGCTTCAACCCCGAGTTTCTTTCTCCACCGGACGGCGTCCTCGGTTATGCCTAGTACTGCTGCCGCTCTCTGTCTGGTAAATCCCCCGATGAACAACGCTCGGATCACGTCTCGAACCGGGTAGTCTAGCGTTTCTATGGCATCATATAATTCCGATTCTGAAATCTCGCCCGCATCCGGGATTGCGATTTTAGCTACCTGCCGGGCGATGTTCGGGTTGTCCGCCGATACAAACTTGATCCGATTTGATTTCTTGACATCCGGCGGGTTCTGAGCGGCCCTGACTGCTTTTACCGCAGCCCGGCAGATAGTAGCCGCCTTCTCCAAGTCATCGGCACCCCCGAGTTCAGATTGTCTTTCCAGCAAAGAAACGTAGCATTCTTGGGCCAGGTCATCCTTCTGGTTCCTCATGGTTCTAAGTTTGGCCAGTACACCGGAGATCACGGGTTGATATTTAGTAACGTCTATGGTCATTTCGTCCTTCAGGACTTGATTTTTGCTGATTGCCAACGCCGGTCGGCATGTGCCGCATCCGGTCCAGACTGGTGACAAGCGTTACAGAGAGCTTCACAATTCTCTAGACTCACTTCGCCGCCGCTTTTACCGCCGCCCTTGCCTTTCGGGCGTATCTCGTTCATCTCAAAATCTGTCCACGTGATTGTTCTTCCGCACCGCTCGCACTCGTTGTGCTCCTCCGGGTCCGGAACGATAGACCGCTCAAAGACCTGCTCTCGGATCGAGCGGACAGCCAGGGCCCTATCCATCAGTACCGTGTGATTGCAATCCAACCATGCCTTCGTATTGAAGATTCGGATCGGCTTGCCTTCGGGTCCTATTTCGACATGGGCAATTTTAGGCTGCTTGCGCATCCGCTCCCTCCGCCAGCCACGTACTCAAACTTTCCCTCACGCCTGACAGGAATACCAGCTTTTTCCATACATGCTCCTGCTGCTCGTCCTTCGGCGCTAGGAGCCTCCGGCCCACCTCCCAGAACAGATCGACTTCCTTCTTCTCGTCTGGTGTGATGTAGAATCCTCCGAGGTCATGCCAGGTTCCTTGCACGTCCTCGGTCAGATGTAACAGTTCGTTCACTTTCACTCGAAGTTGCTTAGCGGTTACTTTGGGGTCGGCTGCGTAGTCCATTATTCGGACAGTTCCGCAAGTATCCTCGGTCTGGTTGTTGGGGTCCAGTATCTCAGCCTCCACGCTCCCGCCCTCATTCACCAGTCTCTTCAGTTCGTGAGCCTTGCTTATCCCTACAGCCTCTAATTGCCCCTCGGTCAACAGGGGTAGTAAGGTTTCGGCCACGGACAGGATCGCATACATCTGACTCCGCTCCCGGCCTATCTTCCCCCGGATGACTTCTAAATACGAGGTGAATTTGTCGTACCCGAGCGACATCCAATATTGATTTACCTTCATCTCTTTGAGTCGGCTTCCGAGACGAGCATAGCTTTTACTGAGCCGCAATTCATGGACAGAAATCTGCCCCAGTAGCTCGTCGATCTCTGCCTGCTTCAAGAGAGCCGCGTCTTTGTTCAAGGGTTCGAGGTAGGTTGGATCGCCCGTCATTTCGGCTCCTCACTAATCTTCAACTGTTCTTCGATAGCTGCGTACCATGTCGAGAAAGGAAGCTCTCTTGGTTTTTCTCCCGGGAGCAGCAAGTAAAAAGGGGAGGACTGAGAATCCATATCGGTTGGGTGCCTCCGGGACTGATCAACGGATTTCCACAAACCCCCGCACATCAGTTGGACTTTTTCATCTGCTCCCTTGACGGGTGCCGTCTTGGTCCCGACCCAGCGGCTCGCTTGGCATTGAACGAAGGTCTGACGTATGGACAGGCTCAGGGGAGTCTCCTGTGCGACAACAGGAGCCGCGAGTAAGATCGCGGACAGAATAAGAAATAGTAGTACAATTTTTCTCATTTAGACCACCGACCTAGGCGAAAGGCTTCGATTGCAATCTGTCTCGCCGAACCGTAGCTCACTACCATGCGGGCTACCTCGAACTTCTCCAAAAGGTCGGCAATTTCTTCTGATTCTTCCGGCTCCGGCGCGTCGTACATGCAGCGGGCGTACTGACAGCCAAAGTCGTGCAACGCCAGGGGTGGGACGCTCCAGCCTAGCATCATAAACTCCGCTACAAACTCGGCAGAAGGAGGAGGCGCATTGTTCTTCTGCCAGCGCAGAGCGGCTTCGAGAGCAACCTTTATCTTCTGTTCGCCGTTGGCGCAGAATGTCCGCAATCGCTTTTCGTAAGCCACCTTGAGCATCTCATCCGGCACTTTGATTTTTGTCTCGTTCATCTCTTCCCTCCGAAAGGCATTGTTAAAACCACAACCCCGTCCGACTCAAGTCGTATCGGCTTCTCCGTAATGCTGAAGGTCGCTTCAGACCCAGCCCGGCTCAAGAATCCGGACAGGTACTTGGCTGTCAGTTTCAAGGTGATCTCCTTCGGGTCGAATACCGGGTCCGGGTCCAGTTGCTCATAAGTCGCTTCGTCCACGGCTGTTGACCCAACTCCATTATTCTTGAATTGTACCACATTTTCGTCGAAATGTACAATCACAGCACCCTTATCCTTCTCATCGTCGATCAAAGGCTCTACCGTTCGCAGGGCGTTCAACCACTCTTCGGTCTTGAAACCGAACGTCACAGTGGGCTTCATCGCCAGCAACGGGTCAAAATCAGGGTACTTTTGCACCGGTTTTGAGGCGTAGACGGTAGTGTCTCCCGATTTCAGAACCAGGTACTTTGCGGTGTCCTGAATTGAGACTGACTCTCCGTCCATTATCTGGACAATTGCGGCGGCTGTGAGGTTGAGTGGGAATTTGAACTCGAAGGGTACCGGCTTCAGGACCTGGGCGATGGTCATTACAATCAGGTCTGTTCCAACAACCCGGTACCCGGGTATCTCCTCGGCTTCCAATCTCAAAGGCAGGCTCTGCAATTGGACTACCCCGCCGCCCGCCGCCGACTTAGCCGGGTTCGCTGAGGGCAAGGTCAGGTTTAAAGCCTTCTTCAATTCAGCCGCACTAAATGAGATCGCGGTCGCATTTAGTTCGGGGAGGGGCACAGACTTGACCGGCTGGATTTCGAGTTCAACCTTGGCTTTGGCCCAGGTCAGGATCAGCTTGTTCCCCGTCTGCTCGATGTTGATCTGCCCAGAAGCTCTTCCAACCGTGCGGGACAAATTCTTCCCGTTGATGTTGAACGTACCCCCGAAAGAGGGCCCCTGAACGGCGACGATCACGTCTGAGTCCTGAGCAATGATCCCGTCCACATCGAAGCGGTAGGTGTCGGTCTTGACCGGGTTCAATTTCTTGAGCAACCGTTTTAGGTCTGCGGCGGCGATGTTCATTTTGCTTCCTCCACTCCCGTGCTTCCGTCTTCGACTGCGGCAATAGCCATCTTATCCAGGAAATCAGACAGCGGGGTTGATCCGTCTTCCCGCTCGTCGAGCATCGCTCTCTTTATATCTTGGGCAAATTCGATTGGATCGGTTACTTTGAATTGACGAATCCATGTCTGTTTCTCGACGATCCAGGGATTATTCCAATCGCTCTCCTCGAAGGCAAAGGCATTCGTACTATTTCCAATCTTGATTTCGAGAGTCACGTCCGATACTTTAACCTTCAAGGGTCTGTCACTCATTTGGCGGCTCCTCGTAGTTAGATTCCAAAGCTTGAAACTCGCAGAACTCACCAAAGAAATGGAGAAAACAGCTAGACTTCCCAAGTCCTTTTGTTCTTACTTTCAGCCATTCCACCAGCGTCTTCTCCTCGTAAATATCACTCTTTTCTTCTTCTTTGTTGAGATCGCGGTGTATAGCAACCACTGCATCCGTGGTATCCCCCGCGCTGGCCGAGCCCCGGATATCAGTGATATGGGTCTTCTTTCCCCGCCCTTGTTGTGTAGCTTTCCTGGGTTGGAAGACGATGGTTCCCTTGCACCCATAGGCCACGCACAATTGTTTCCCTCTCTTGATGGCGGCGGACAAAACTCGCACCTCGTCATCTATCCCAGTACAATAGTAATGGGCATTATCGAGTACCCACTGAGTGGCCCCTGTTCGGCGGATAGCCGCTTCAATCAAATCGAACACGTCCATTACGTCAGTGATCGTGGAATTATTTCCAATGTAGTAATTTACCCCCTCCAACTGATCTGCGGCCAGCTTCATGTCTTCTTTGGTGAGGAAATTCCTATTCTTGTGCAAAACCTGCGCCGCAACCATAACTGCAATCTCGGACGGCGTCATCTCACATTGCCAATTTACCACGGTCTCGTTATATTTGCGAGCCCCATACAGAGTGTACTGGAGCACAAAACTGCTCTTTCCTTGCCCAGTTTGAGTCGCCATGACGCCCAGAAGCGCCCCGGGCAACAGGATAGAAGCTTGGTCAACCTCTTTCCAGGGGAAGTGGAGACGGTCCTCTCGGTTGGCTAAGGTGGTGTCCTCCCCGTTCCTCATAACCTCTTGGATCGAGTAGATATCTGGTAGGGGCTGCGACTTCGCCTTGCTAGTCAGTTCCTCGACTCTAGTCCGGAAAATGGACAGGTCTCGGTTGCACTGCTTGAGAAAGAACTCGTTTGCGTCCTTGGCATCAGGCCACTTCAGCCAGAAGGTTCTTTCGCCAAGTTCCTTCCATAATTTTTCCAGATACACTGACCCGGGCCCGTCGGTATCCCCGGCCAAGATCACGCAAGACGCCTGCATGATCTTGTCTTTCATATCGGGCGTCAGCTTTGTTCCCGCTGAGGGAACGGACACTGCGTGCAATCCAATTTGCTCCAAGACGCAGGCGTCAAACTCACCCTCAACGAGGTACACCGGCTCGAACGGGTCTATCGTTTCGGTGTTCCATAGGGCGGTCGCCATGTTGGGCTGACGGGAGAACCGCTTTGCGGCTAGGCTCCGATATTTCATGGAAATAACTTTGTCGCCCTCGATTGCCGGGAATGCCAGCCAGCCTTTGTCCGCAATATCTTCTGCACCCTCCCCCGCGAGATTCCCGATGCTTTGGACGAATCCCAGGTGCAGCCTTTGCGCTGTACCTGGTCCTATTCCGCGCTCTTCGTTTAACCACGTTAGAGCTTCGGAGGAGTTGGTGAGATTGTCTTCCAACTTCTCCCACTGTTTGGTGGAAATGGTTTTGTAAATCTTGGGTTCAGCCACGGGTCGAAAAGTGGCTTCGACTTTTTCTTTCGTGGACCCCCAGTCCCCAAGTTCCTTCTTCACAGTCTCGACCGCCGTCTTGAAATCTTGGCCATCCGCTGCCTCCAGGAACTGGAATACGTTACCCGTTTTCTGACATCCAAAACAATGAAATCGCATGTCGGCGAAGACATTTAGGCTTGGGGTCTTCTCGGAATGAAATGGGCACAACCCGACGTACTTATCGCCGGTCTTCTTCAGACCTTTGACGTAGTGCGAGTACACACGGAGTACACCCGGGTCGCTCTTGATTGCGTCGAGATCGTCCACTACGTCCACTCCCTATATCCCGAGGTATCGATCACGGGTCGGACCAGATGCTCCCAATCCTCGTCCTGTTCCAGCAGATCGCAAATCAACTGAGCGCAGACATCCACAGCATTCCCGTTATTGAAGTTGTGGCCGAAGATGAGGGAGTGCCTCTCCAAGACTTTTCCGGCATACGCAATTTCCGGGAATGTGGTGAAAGTCACGAGTCTTTCCTCTCGTAGTCGTTGTCTTCGGCCCACTGGTCGAGGAGTTCTTCGCTGAACACGTCGTCCGGACAGAGGTTGTCTCCTATCCACTCGACGATTTCGTCCAGCAACTGTCCGCTGACGGTCGCATCGATAAATTCATTACGCTTTGCTTGAGAAAATGCAAATTTCATGACTCTTCCTCCGTTTTAACTTCGGTGGGGGTGCTCGGTAAATGCGAGAAGTGCTCGAGGTCAATCTGGGGGTCTACTTCTCGCAACAGACCAGTTATGATCCTCCCCCATCTCTTCTCCGTTGTGTCTCCTATGCAAGACTCGCAAATGGGGTCGTCTAGGACTTCAACCCCCTTCGGGTCTACTCCATCCACCAGCCGAGCGATAACTGCTCCGAGGGAATCGAGGGGAATCCTAAACCCACGCTGGTAGAACTTCAAAACACGGAGCATTGATCCACCCGCGTCCTCGTTTCTAAGCGGGGACCGATATACCAATCTCTTGGCCGCAAGGTCCGCGTAGAACTCATCGTCGATCAAACTTGTCCATTTTTCGGACTCGAACCACAAAGCGGAGCAGGCGATGGTGAAGTCGAAGGACTGAATGAGATCAGCCGGGGTTGGAAACGTCCAGCGGTGAATATACTGAACGAAATGTCGAGGCGACAGTTTCACAGATAAGGCATTACCCGTCTCGTGTGGGTCCCCCTTCTTGGCCTCAGAGGCTAGTTCCTTGGCAAACAGCTTGGCGTCATCTTCGCTCTGAGTGAACAGGTCCAGGTCGTTGGGTTTTTCCCCTGAGACTGTGGAGCGGATGTACCCACCCCCGAGAACCAACCGAGGTCCATATTTGAGCATCTGATTCCGCACCCGAACAGGGAGCAGGCGCACTGCCCAATTGAGATCGTGGATGTTTAGCTCCCTCACAGCCCATCCTCCTCCGCCCAATCGGGCTTTCTCATTTTTGAAAGGCTCCTTGACAGGTCGTGGGACGCCCGACGAACTGAGGCTGAGAGCGATCCTTGGACGACGGTCCCGAGGTTGTTCTCCCCGAGTTGGTTGGTCAAGACCAGAAGCTCAGCGGCTTTGGCTAGAAAGTCACTCGCTTCGCTGATTGCGTTTTGAACGTTTTGGTATTTCATCCATCCTCCTCAGAGATGCGCTTCGGTTTGCAGTGGGATAAATTTCAAGGCGAGGGTTGGTCCATAGCACTCCTCAACGTAGTAAGAGGCTTCAAATCCTCCCGTCAAGAGTCGAGACCCATGCTCCTTCTTGACATCCTCAAGTAACCCCCTTGCCGTTTCTTCCAGTGTGTTCACCGTCGGAGTGTCCGGTGCGTTGCGGTAGGTCCACCCCACCATCTTCATGTAGGCGTAGACCAATTCGAATTTGAAGTTCTGGATGATCTCTTCGATTGCGTTTTCTACTGATTCATTGACCACGCGCACCCTCCTCTTCACCTTCTTCAAAGATTTCCTCGGCCCTAATCCCGTCGCTCCCGATCATTTCCAAACCCTTCTGTTCTGCCTCGAATTGATCGTCAGCTTCGATGGTCTCGTTCAGATAGACGTAGACATTCCATTTTCTCATACACCCACCCTCCTGTCCATTTTCCGGACTAGATACATTATACCACAGTTTCGAGGTCTGTGAGCCAATCTTTTCCGATGTATTCATGGGCAAAACAGGTTCTTGTGTCCCCGAACCCTAACCGACCAACCTCATTACCTTTTTGGGCCTTCTTGTAGTGACTCGTTCTCTTCCATAGGGGGCTGCTCTCTCTGTATCCCCCAAATCTCGGGTGCGCCGTCTTTGAAAAATATCTCTTCCCCTCGTCGAGGTGAATCTGAGCCACCATGTCTGAAATTTTAGGACCGAGACCGAGCCCCTGAAAATCAGGCAGCACTACGGTTCTGTGTTCTCTGTACCCGTTTTTGAAGTGGCCGCTCGGTTGAGGAAGCGAAGATACAAATCCTACAATAGTTTCTCCCTCCCCAAAATCAGCGGTAGCAAGATAAGCCCGGCACGCCTTATTGAGTGAGTCATTCAGATAGTGATGCTTC